CAGCTTTATCTGACTCTAACACAACTAATGATATGCTTACTTTTCACCCTGATGCTTATCTTTATGGTGCATTAGTTGAAGCAGAACCTTATTTATACAACGATAAAAGATTACAAACTTGGTCTACTTTATATGATAGAGCCAAAGATGATATTATAAGATCTAACGAAAGAGACCGACATTCAGGAGTAGCACCAACCACAAGAATTGACTATGGAGCTTACTAATGACTACATGGACAACTGTAAGCACTAGTAGCACTTCTTGGACTACTGTACCTGAAACAGCACAAGGTTATATCGAAACAGAAGATAACTTGTTTTTGATAGCAACTGAAAATAATGAATTAATACAACAAGAAGATAAAACAGATATAGCACCTGGTAATTGGCAAGATGTATCTGAACCTTCAATAACGACTTGGACAATACAATAAATGGCAACTAAGAAAATAACAGATTTTACAGCAACCACGACACCATTGAGTAGTGCAGTATTTCCTATCGTTCAGTCTAGTTCTAACTTAAAAGTAACACTAGCAAATATAGCAGCTAATATGCCTGATTTAACTGCAACTACTATTACATCTTCAGGTGCATTAACTGTATCAGGAAATGCTACATTTAGTGGCGATGTAACAATTTCAGGCGATGATTTATTTATGGCTACCAATACTAGTGGTGCTGCATTAATAGCTGATGGAACTAATTTTAACCCTGTTGTTATTTCAGGCGATATATCTATAGGCACTACAGGTACAGCAGCTATTGGCACAGGAGTTATTGTTAATGCAGATGTAAACACTAGTGCAGCAATAGCATTTTCTAAAATGGAAAACTTAACTGCATCAAGAGCATTAGTTTCTGATGGTAGTGGAGATGTAAGTGTTTCAGCAGTAACATCTACAGAAATAGGATATTTAGATGGTGTATCATCTTCCATTCAATCACAATTAGATGGTAAAGCATCATCAAGTTATGTACCAACTGCAATTACTGTCGCAGATGAGTCGTCAGACACTACTTGTTTCCCCTTGTTTACAACAGCAGCGACTGGCGACTTAGGGCCAAAGACAGCATCAGGATTAACTTTTAATTCAAGCACAGATGTATTGTCAGGTACTTTTTCAGGAAACATTACAGGTAATGTTACAGGAAATGTAAGTGGCACATCAGGATCAACCACAGGTAATGCAGCAACAGCAACAGCTTTGGCAACTGCAAGAAATATTGGTGGTGTATCTTTTGATGGCACAGGTAATATTGATTTGGCTGGTGTAAACACAGCAGGTAATCAAAATACAAGTGGAACAGCAGCAGGTCTTTCTGCAACCCTAGCTGTAGGAAGTGGTGGTACAGGTGCAACAAGTTTAACTGCAAATGGAATTTTAGTAGGTAATGGCTCATCAGCAATAAGTGCTGTTGATATGTCTAGCAAAGGACATTTGATTGCAGGTGATGGAAGTGGTAACCCATCAGCATTATCTATAGGAACTAATACTCATGTATTAACAGCAGATAGCTCAGAAGCTACAGGTATGAAATGGGCAGCAGTGTCTACTCCAACTCCTACAGCAATTACAGTTGCAGATGAATCAACCGATACTTCATGTTTTCCATTATTCGTAACAGCAGCTACAGGTGATCTAGGCCCTAAAACTACAAGTGGTTTAACTTTTAACTCTAGTACAGATGTTTTATCAGGAACATTTGCAGGGAATATAACTGGAAATGTAACAGGAAATACATCAGGTAGTTCAGGTTCATGTACTGGAAATGCAGCTACAGCTACTGCTTTAGAGACTGCTCGAAACATAGGTGGAGTTTCATTTGATGGTACTGGCAATATAGATTTACCAGGAGTTAATAGTGCTGGAAATCAAAATACATCAGGTACTGCTGCTGGATTATCAGCAACCCTAGCTGTAGGAAGTGGTGGCACAGGAGCTACTTCACTTACAGCAAATGGTGTATTAATCGGTAATGGTACTAGTGCTATTTCGGCAGTAAATTTATCAACTAAAGGTAGTATTTTAGTTGGCGATGGTTCAGGAAACCCATCTGCACTTGCTGTTGGAAGTAATGACCAAGTGCTTACTGCTGATAGTTCTACAGCTACAGGATTAAAATTTGCAACACCTGGTGGTGGTGGTGGACTAGCAGTTATTAGTGCAGTAAATAATTATAATTCATCAGGTAATACTACTTCATATTCTTTTACTGGTTTTGACTCTACCTATGATAATTATTATGTAATTATTCATGCTATTACACAGCATGGTGATGGTGATTTACAAATGAGATTTTTAGATGATGGCTCTGCAATAACTGGTTCTAATTACAGACAAACTACTTTAGGTTTAACACACAATAATTCAGAAAAAAGAATTACTACAGATGCAGCAGATAAATTTACACTTGTAGAACAACAAAAAAGTGGTGAAAAAGATCCTATGAATGGTTGGATGTATTTTAACAATGGTAGAGGTGGCCGTTGGGATTCTGACTCTAATGATTCTGAAGGACAAGTATCACCATCAGTCGTATATATGGTCGGTGGAGAAGGCAGTAATGGTACATCAAGAATTGCTATAGGTCATGGATATATTAATGATACACAAGCAAATACTTGTAATGGCTTTCAGTTAATATTTGCTGGTGGCGATGGAGCTTATAAAGTTAATTTAACAGTTTATGGAGTGAAAAGAGCATAATGGTAGCATTAGTAGATAACAAAGGAACTCTTACAACTAGAGATGAAGATGCCAAAACTTTATCAGATATACAAGCAACTCAACAATGGTATACAGACAATGCCTATGTACTTGCTAGAACTAAAGGCACAGGCACAGGCGATTATTACAAAGATATAGCAGAACAACTTGATATGCTTTATAAAGACATTGATGCAGGTAAACTTGGCGACAATGCAAAAACAGGTGCATGGTATTTACATATTAAAGCAGTAAAAGATAACAACCCTAAAAGTTAGGAGAAATAGATGGGATTAGAAACAGGAACATATATAGACAGTCTTAACAGCTCAAACCCAGCAGCAGGTGATCCTGTTAATGAGGGTGATGACCATATAAGACTTGTTAAATCAACAGTAAAAGCAACATTTCCTAACATATCAGGAGCTGTTACTTCTACACACACAGAATTAAATTTATTAGATGGTGTTACAGCGAATACTACAGAACTTAATTATGTAGATATTACAACACTTGGTACAGCACAAGCATCAAAAGCAGTTACAGCAGATGCCAATGTAGATATCACAGGAGTTAGAAATTTAACCTGTAGTGGTACAATTACTATCGGTTCAAACACAGCTACAACTATACAAGCTGTATATCCTGTAGGATCTATTTATATAAATGCAGCAGTATCTACTAACCCTGCAACATTACTAGGTTTTGGTACATGGGCAGCATTTGGTGCTGGTAGAGTTATGGTTGGTATTGATTCAGGTGATAGTGATTTTGATACAGCACAAGAAACAGGTGGTTCTAAAACTCATACATTATCTGTTTCAGAATTACCATCGCATACTCACACAGCAACCCTCATGGGTAATGGTGAAGATGAACAACAAGATTTACCTGCTGCTGGTGATAATACTAATCCAAGCAGAACAATGACCACAGGTGCTACAGGTGGTGGTGGAGCACACAATAATGTGCAACCATATATCGTTGTGTATATGTGGAGAAGGACAGCATAATGGCAGTATTTCAAGTAGGTGCACCACAAGGAATGATTAAAGATGTCAATCCAACAGCACTACCAAATGAGTTTTTTTCACATACAGAAAACACTAGATTTGAAGATAATGCAGCTAAAAAAATATTAGGACATGATAGTGTATTTACAGCACCATCAGTTGCTCCTTATTTTTTAATTAATTTAACAGGTTCTACTAATTATTGGTTTTATGCAGGTACTGCAAAAATATATAGAACTGATGGAACTAACAACGTAGATGTAACTAGAACATCAGGTGGAGATTATTCAACTAATCTTACAACTGTAGGTAATTGGGTTGGTTCAATATTTAATGGCAATCCTATACTTTGTAATGGTGTTGATGATCCACAGCTTTATGATACATCAAGTTCTAAATTTATTGATTTAACAAACTGGCCAGCGAGTACGACTTGTAAATCTATAAGACCTTATGGTAATTATTTAATTGCTTTAAATATGACAGAATCAGGCACAGATTTACAAAATAAAGTACGATGGTCTGATACTTCTACTACTATTCCGACTACATGGGTAGCAGGTGCAACTAACGATGCAGGAACAAATACTATTGGTGATGAAGGAGATTTTATTGTTGATGGGTTTCAACTTAATAAATCATTTGTAATCTATAAAGAAAGAAGCACATGGTTGATGAATTATATTGGTGGAAACCTTGTATTTAGTTTTCAAAAGTTATTTAACGATACAGGTATATTATCAAGAAACTGTGCAGTAGAGTTTGATGGCAGACACTTTGTAGTAGTTGAAGGAGATTTAATTGTCCACAATGGTGTATCTAAACAATCAGTTGCAACAGATATTGTAAAAAGAACATTGTTTGATGATCTCGACACTACTAATTATAAAAATATATTTGCAACTCACAACAAACAAAAAAATGAAATATGGGTATCTTATCCATCGGTAGGTTCAACAAATTGCAATAAAGCATTAATTTGGAACTATAGAAAAAATGCTTTTAGCTTTAGAGATTTACCTGATATTTTGCATATCAATACAGGTATTGTAAATCCAGGTGCATCTACAGAAGTATGGTCAGGACAATCACAAAGTTGGGATTCATATAGCACAACAGAAAATTGGGGTGCAAGAAGTTATAATCCATCAGAAGTAAGTATATTAATGGCAGGTACTGGAGATACTAAGTTTTACAGAGGAGATCAAGGTTTTGATTTTGCAGGTGCAAACTTTACCATGACTCTTGAGAGAAAAGGTTTAGTTCTTGATGGCAATACCAATACAGTAAAACAAGTTAGAAAACTAACACCAAGAATGGCAGGAACAGGAACTGCACAGATATCTATTGGTAGTTCTATGTCGCCTAATGGCACATATACATTTACATCGGCACAAGAATATAAC